ATTTTAATCTGCCTTTTTGAAGATTTCTTAATAATTGTTCTCGTCTCTCTTCACTTATAGGTTTTTTACCTTTACCACGACCATTTTTCTTAGTTGGTTGTTTTATTTCTTTATTCTCAAATAACTCTTCTTTTTCTGCATTTTCAATTTCATTATCACTCATTCTTTGTAATAATATTATTTAACATAATTATTTTTATAAATAAACAATATAAATTTAGTAATTTAATTTAATTACTATAATATGATAATATATATATGTTATATATAATTTATTCTACATTCAAAAGAGATAATATTTAAATATATTTAATAGAGAAAGAAAAAAAAAAGTCGTAAAGTCGTAAATTACATAAAATCTACAAAGTCCCATGAGAGAAATAAAAATATTAAAAAGTTTTCAAAAAACGTGTAAAATACGACTTTTGTGTAATTTACGATTTTTTACATAAAATCAACAATTGCATTATTATCGTCTTTTTTCTTATATTTAGTTAAAAATATACTATTATTTGACTTCATTATCATTAATTGCTTAAAATGTATATGATTAGTAATATTTTCTATAAATTTCTTTTTATTCCAAATAGTTCTTTTTTCAATCATCGTTAAATTATTATAAAAATCACCTTGTTTAAATTCATTAAAAATATCTCTCATTATTATTTTATCTTTATCATTATTAGTAAAATAATAATTTTCATGTATCCAATTATTTAATGCATCACTATCCATTAAGAATTTATTACTTCTATTTTTTACTTCTTGTGGTATATAAATATCATCACATTCACTATTTAATAAAATTTTAAATAATGCATATTTATGTTGTTGTATAAAATCATAACTTTTATATTCAGCAGTTGCTAAATGATAATTGGGCAGCTCTGCTTCATCTTTATCAAAAGTAAATGTTTGACTAAATTCAAGATCTACAATTCTTCTTTTATAAGCATTAGTCATTTGACCTTTTATTTCAGGTCTGCTATTACATTCAACAACAGTTATAGCATGTAATTGGATTTCCATTTCATCTTCATATAAACCCCTTCCAGTATGAATAGGATTTGCAGTAATCTTTTTTAAATTACCACCTAATATTTTTTGGTCTTCTTCAGGTTCGCTAAAAACTACAAATCTTTTTTGATGTAAATTTCTAAAAGTTGTATTACAACCTTCTTTAATAGGTTTAACTAATAATTCTGTATTACTTGTACCATAATAATTTCCAAGACATTCATTTAAATTTTCCATCATTAACCCTTTTCCATTTGAGCCGCCACCATTAAAATAACAAAAATACTCATTTTGTTTTCCAATACAACCTAATCTTAAAATACTTAATAAGCATTTTTTTTGCTCTGCAACAGGCATAATACTATCAATTATATTATCCATAGTATGAATTTCAGTTAATGTAGGTTCAACATAATTATAACCAGTATGATTACTTATATAATCATATTTATTTACTTTTACTTGTTTTCTTGTTATCATATCAAAAGCAATATTTTTAAAACAAAAATAATTAGGTTTAACATTATCAACTTTATAACTATTATTATTTTCTATTTTTAATAAAACGCATTCAGTCATAGATTTTATTTTATGTAATGAATTTATAGTTGATCTTAATTTAAAACATTCTTTTAATTTTACTTGTAATGCATCTAAATCATCATTATTTGTTTTACATTCTTCAATTAATCTATCAATTTCAATAGATACACACTTAAAGATTATTTCATTAATGTTTTTTTTTAAATAATTATGTTTTTTATCTAATAACTCCCAATAAGGGTCATTATAAATAAAATATTGATTATTATAACAAATAATATCATCACCAGTTATATCTAAATAAAGTTGTGCTAAAGACATATCATCACCATTTATAATCTGTTGATTATATTTATTTCTTATTTTATAATGTTCTGATTCATTTGATATTTTACTATAATATGCAATAGTACCAAAAGTTAATTGTTTTGTTTTATCACATTTAATAAATTTCCATACATTACATTTATTTTTATAAGTATCTCCCTTTTGAGATATATAATCACATATATCAACATTTTTAAAAGTATTATATAATGACCAAATAATTATCAACCAACTTTCATAGTTATTAATATATTTAACATCAATATTATCAATAATTTCTTTTTGTTCAGGTGTAATATTAAATAATGGTTGTTCTGGATCATCAGCACACACTGGATTATGTACTGGCACATTTTGAGAATTTTTCGCGGCCGCGATATTTTTCAATTTCGGTGCAGGATATTCAGTAAAAGTTTTCATATTTTCTTTTGTAAATGAAAAAGTACTATTAATACATTCAAAAACAATATGATATACAAGATCAACACCAGATTCTAAACCAATTTTATTAGTATTTTTATCATTAATATCTTTTTTAAACCATAAATGTGGCAATCTGCGACGAGTGCTTTTTGTTTGCCAACGCTTTCCATAGATTTCTAATTTTTGCTTATAATTTTTTTCATTATCCAAATCAACAACCATCATATTCGCCTTCCATAAATTAATTGCTAACGCATTAAAATAACTTTTTTTATTTAATCTATTATTATTATATTGATCCATACATTCATTATAATTTAAATCTTTCCAACCTGATGGGATTTCTTTAACAAATTTTTCATTTTTTTCTTTATTTATAGTTAAATTAAATAATACATAAGGTATTTTATTTTTATTGCAGAAATCAATAACTTTTAATTTTCTAACTATTTTCCGTTCAACAACTTTAAATTGAATTTTTTTAGTTTCTTGAGTTTTAATCATTTTATATATAAATATAACATTTATTTAATTTTAAGTCATTTAACCGAATAATAGAATTTAACTGGATTTAAAGAATTATTTAAAAGTTAATTAACTTGATTTAAAGAATAAAAACATATATAATATAAATTAAAATGCCTAAATGTAAATATTTCCATAATTATGAATTAACAACTAAAGAAAATGAAAAGTTCAGATTCAAAGAGCGACAAGAAATAACTGATATGTTTGGTATTTCATTATCTTCAATAAGACATATTATGAAAGGTATGCACGGAGAAAGATATAAATGGGCAGGTTATAGAATTATTAAAATACATGAAAAGATTAGAACATTATAATTTTTGCAAATAATCTAAAATTCTATTTTCACATAAATCATATATTTCTTTATCTTTTTCAACACCAATAAATTTTCTATTGGTATTTATACATCCTATAGCAGCTGTTCCAGATCCCATACAAAAATCACATACTGTGTTATTTTCATTTGAATAAGTTTTTATTAAATATTCAATTAATGCAACTGGTTTTTGAGTAGGATGTATTGTTTTGTGTGGTGGATTATAATCTAATATTGATGTAGGATTTCTTGTTCCCTTATTATCTTTATCTATTCTTTTTGTATCATAAACACCTATTTTTCCTATTCCTTTTGTTTTATAAGGTTTTCCTTTAAAGATTTGTGGATTATATGTATTTATTTCTTCTAATTTTTTTAGAGAATCATATTCTAAAAAATCTTTCATTTCATTAATTTTATATATATCAATTAATTTATTATATGTTTTTTTACTACATAAAAAATATTGACTACTTTTAAATCTAAAAAAATGATCTACAGATTGTCCTATTTTATTTATTATTTCTTTTTTTGATTTATTTATAAATAATAAAACTTTTTCACTATATTTTCTTAATTCTTTATTTTTTATTAATTCTATATCATCATCTCCATTATTAAATATATATATATTTTCATGATTTCTCAATTGTCTTTTATTTGCAGATAAAAATCCTACTTTTTTATTGCCTTTTTTAAAAATTAAATCATATTTAAACCATTTAGGATTACTATCTATTAAACAATATCCAAATTTAACATCACAAAAAAAAACAATAATAGCATTAGGTTTCATTATTCTTTTAATTTCAATCCACATTTTATCTAAATCTATAGGTGTATCCCATTTACAATTAGTGCATTTACCAAATTTTAAATTAGCATAAGGTAAATCTAATAAAAATAAATCAACACTATTATTTTCTAATTTGGGTAATATATTAAAACAATCATCATTATATAAATCTAATAAATCTAATTTATCCATATATATATAATATTTTTTTATGATATTTTTTAATCTTATTATTATTTTTTATTATTTTTTATATTTTATTATTTGTATATGAGCAGTAGTTTAGAAAGTTATAATGAAGCACTATTGAATATGAATGCAAGTAATGTAGGACTTGACGCCAGTAGAGTGCCACCAGTTTTAGAAGACGAAATAAATGATAAAATAGTAGTGGCAAAATCAGCTCTTCAAGGCATATCTGGAGTGATGGTTGCTCAATCGGCAACAAACACATTAAAAAAAGTATTAAAAGGCAGTAAAGCAGCAAAAAATGCTGGTATTGCTGATGAAGATATTGATAATTTAGTAGATGCTGGTGCAAGTGGTGATTTAGAATCTTTAGGCACAAAAGCATTAGGTGTTGGCATCAAAGCTGCTAATAGGGCATTAGGTAAAGGTGTTAATTATCTTCAAGATGCAGGTAGGTCATTCGGTGATAAACTATTAACAACATTTAAAAATAATCCAGCGGCAAAAAATACACCTGTTGATGATATTGATGATAATCCTATGAGTTTTAGAAATCAAATGGGCAGTGATTTAGAAAGTGATATTTTTAGTGGTAAAAGTGATATAAATGATTTAAGTGATTTAAGTGATCCATTTACATTAGCACAGGGTGAAGATATTTTTGGAAGAGCAACAACTGGTGCAAGAGGTTTATTAGGTGCTGGGCAAGGGGATAGCACAATAGCACGAGCAACAGGTGGTGCTAAACCAGCACCAGCACCTGAACCTGAACCTGCATCTGCACCTGAACCTGCTGGACCAGCACAACCTGCGCCTGATGATGATATTAAACCTGTACCTGAAGGTGAAAGTGATGCTACCCCATTAATTGAAGGTGGTGATACTGATATGGATGTTGCTGCGGTACGAGCTGCTAAAGCAGCAAAAGATGTTAGTGAAATAACTAAAGTGGGCGAAGGCATGGATGCAACTGGTGCCGCTACATTTGACCCAATTGAAGCAGGTTTGGGTGCTTTGCTTGGGATTGCTGGTACAATAGGTGCTGTTTTTATTAAAACACATCATGTTAAAAATGTGGTCAATAAGTTCGTTCAAGAAAAAGTTCCAGTAAATTATGCTTCTACTTTACTTTAATAATTTAATAACATATATAATAATTTTTTTAATATTTCATATTTAATAATATTCCAAATTGTTAAATATATATAATAATTAATAACCATATATATATTACCATAAAATTCTATAAGCATAATAACCTGCTGTTCCAACATTATTTTTAAATCTACCATGTCTTATTCTATAAAGTCTTCTTCTATTATCTGCAAATACTTTACCTTTTTCTTTAATATACATACTATAATCTTTATAACGTATATCACCTATACTTACTAATTTTT